GGTTGACTGACCTGAACTTGTACGTCCTGCCGCCAGCAGTCTCGACCGTCCAGACAAAGTAATTCTCGATTTCTTTTTCTAACATGGCGCAAATATAAAGGCTAAAAAAGTATTTGACAAGAATTATTTTACGGACTACAGTCGAGGCTCAAACAGTAAACGAAGGTAAACGACATGACACCCTTAATTACACAGATGGCGTGGGCGCTTAAAGAAGACCCCACGGAAGCGGTATGGTTTGACATATCTGCGCTAACAGAATCGGCCATGAAGCAAACGCATGCGATAACCGTAGAGCGTATGTTGCGCGCGCTTAAAAACCCGCTGCCGTTTCCAGACTCCGCAGTTGTTGGTTTAGACATTGAAGGAAATAAATTTGCCATAGGTATAACCGAGGGAAATTTACCCAACAACAAGCGTTTTAAGACGGACGGAATATTAGCTGGCGGCCAAGTAGTAGACCGCGCAGGTAATTGGCGTACATTAGAATTATTTGTGTACTATCCTGAGACAATCAATTTTGAGACAGGAAGTATTGACATATATTTTTTTGATGCATCGCTTGAAGAAAATACTTTAGCAGTGCAAAACCGTGCAATAACATTGGCCGCGATTACGTATTGGATGGAGTATTTAAACGCCGACGTTAATAATGGGTATACCGCGACAAAACAAGCTAACCACGTAAAACGCGTGCGTCAAGGTAAATTACCTTTGTTTGAGTGGAAAACCGTGGTTGTGGAGCCGCCTAAGCAAAAGTTTCCGCATCAAGGTGGTACGCACGCGTCGCCGCGGCTGCATGATGTGCGCGGTCATTGGGTTACCCGCAACGGCAAACGCTTCTGGAAAAAGCCGCATAAGCGCGGTGACGCATCAAAAGGCGTTGTATTTCACGACTATAAAATTAAATCAACTACACCGGAGGTACAGTAAATGAAAGCGTTTCCATCACCCAGCCATAGCACTACAGGCATGGATTTGCGCGATTATTTTGCGGCGCAAGCAATGCAAGCCATTTTATCTTCCGGCAAATGGGGGCCAAAAACAGCAGATGAGTTGCATTACGATGACAACTACGACAGCGTCACAAACTCAGCAATGTGTTTGGCTGAAGGCGCGTACCAAATGGCAGACGCCATGATGAAAGCGAGGTCACTGTGAGCCATTCCAATATCGTCGGCGGTTCCACCGCCAAGCGCGTCATTAACTGCCCGGCATCAGTCAAGCTGGTGCAACAGATGCCACCACAAGCCGAGTCCGAACACGCTGACCGTGGCACACTGCTGCACAACGTCATTGCTGAACTCTTGGAGTTCGACAAGACGCCAGAGCAGTGCATCGGCGCCCAGTACAAGAACCAGACACTCACACAGGAGCTGATTGATGAGAAGATTATTCCCGCTCTTAAAGCACTCGACGAGATCGACCCCGACAAGACGATGGAGTACATGGTTGAAACCCGAGTTGCCTTTGGCGATTTTCTGCCTGGTGTCTTTGGTAGCACTGACCTACTTGGGCGTCAAGGTAAACGCGCCTTCGTTCTTGATTGGAAATTTGGCGATGGCGTATCTGTGGCTGCTGAAAACAACCCTCAGCTCTTATTTTACGCAGCTGCGGCAATGAGAACCCCGGCGGCGCAGTGGGTGTTCGAAGGCGCTGAAGAGATCGAGTGCATCATCGTCCAACCGCCTGCAATCCGTCGTTGGGTCACCACACCCGCACGCGTTAAAGAGTTTGAGCAAGAGTTGCTGTACGCGGTGCGTCTGTCATCGTGGCCAGAGCCACCGATGCAGATCGGTGACCACTGCCGTTGGTGTGCGGCTAAGCCGATCTGTCCGCGCATGACCGGCGCTGCCGAACGTGCGTTGCGAGCGCAGCTGACAGAGATGCCTGCCGAGCAGATCGCGCTGCGCCTCCAGCAGGTCGAGATGCTTGAGAGCTACATCACCGACTTGCGAGCGCTGGCGTTTCAGATGCTTGAGAACGGATTGCCGGTGCCAGGGTACAAGCTCGTGCCTAAGCAGGCGCGGCGCCAGTGGGTCGACAAGGCGAAGATCGAAGCGTGGGTGGACGCCAATGGTATTGAAGACGCCTACGAGCCAGTGACAATTAAATCACCGGCGCAGCTTGAGAAAGTCTTGAAAAAGGCTAAAATAGAATTTCCCGTTGACATGGTCGTATCTGTGTCGTCGGGCGATACGTTGGCACCGGAGTCAGACCCGAGGCCAGCGGTGTTGCAAATCGGGAAGCAGTTAACTGCGGCCCTCTCTAAACTTTAATAGGAGTACAGTAATGTCCAATATCGTAAACTTCAAAGGCGCTAACCTGCCTGCCGTTTCTTCCCTCTCAACCGCACTGCGCGCGCTGGAAACCGTAGCAGGGCCATCAAGTTCCGTCATCATTAAGATGGACAAGACCGGCCACTGGGTGTTCGGTGCTGACCAAACCGAGGTCGAGGACGACGCCACATGGGCGATCAACCCGTTCTCGTTCATCCACGGCTTTATCGCTTGGGGTGAAGGTGAGGTGCTGGGTGAGAAGATGGTGTCGGTATCCGAGCCGCTGCCAGAGATGGACGCACCGCCGCCTAATGCCAAGCGTGGTTGGGAAGCGCAAGTCGGCATGTCGTTGAAGTGCATTTCCGGTTCTGACAAGGACATGGAAGCGCGCTACACAGTGACATCGGTGGGCGGCAAGCGCGCAGTGCAACAGCTCGCGATTGCCATTGCCGAGCAAGTCGAGAAGGATCAGTCCAAGCCCGTGCCTGTCGTGCGTCTGAAGAAAGACCACTACCTGCACAAGTCGTACGGTCGCATCTACACGCCGGTCTTTGAGATCGTCGAGTGGGTCGGCATGGACGGCAAGGCTGACGAAGCAGAAGCCGAGACGCCTGCAGCCGAGCCAGCACCCGCTGGTCGTCGTCGTCGCGGTTAAGTAGCACGGGGGAAAGCGGATGCTGCCGTGCGACTGGTCGGGAAAACCCAGCCGGTACTGCAGACAGACGCAGCGAGTACCCCACCTTTCAATGGCACCGGTTACCTAAACATCAGGCTCTTCCTTGGTCGGTTCGACCTGATGCTGGCAGGGTAACCGGGGCCACCCTCTCAGAATAAAAATTATGGCAATCCTTTGGGGTGATTTCGAGACAAGAAGTCGCTGCGATCTACCGTCGCGCGGCGGCTATAACTATAGCTTGGACGCAAGCACATCAATCCTGTGCTTCTCTTACGCTTTTGGAGACGACGATGTACAGACATGGACGCCAGATCAACCATTCCCTGAATCAATATCAGAACACATTCGCGCTGGTAAACAGCTGCGGTTTCATAACGCCGGTTTTGATCGTCAGATCTTTTGGAATGTCTTATGCCAAGATTTTGGCGTACCAAAGCCTGCGCTTCACCAGTTCTACTGCACCGCTACACAAGCGCGTGCTAACTGCTTACCTGGCAGCCTTGAAGACGTTGGACGAGCCATCTCCAGCAACATGCGAAAAGACCACCGAGGAAGCCAGCTTATCCGCGCACTTTCCGTCCCTCGCGCTGATGGATCGTTTAACGATTCGCCGGAGCTGATGGCCGAGATGATCCGCTACTGCGAGCAGGACGTCCGAACCATGCGCGCAGTCAGTCAGGCTATGCGACCGCTATCCGACGAGGAACTCGCCGACTACCATGTCAACGAGCGCATCAACGACCGTGGCGTATTGCTTGACTTGCCACTCGCACAGGCGGCGATTCGTTACGCGTCGGTCGAGCTTGAAGAGATCGAGTCACTGGTCGCCGAGCTAACCGAGGGCGAGATTCTGTCGGTCAGAAGCCCCAAGATGAAACAATGGGTAATCGACAGGGTCGGCCCGCAGTCGCTGAAGATGATGGAGGTGTACAAGGATGGCGAGCAGAAGTATTCTATCGACAAGTCAGTACGCGCCAACCTGTTAACTTTTGCGGAGGAAAACCCCGATGAGATTCCGGCCCATGTTGCGGACGTCATTCAATGCGCAGATGACCTCTGGGCGTCGTCGGTTGCGAAGTTCAGCCGCCTTGCAGGCTTGGCAGACGAAGACGATCACCGAGTACGAGGTGCTTTTGTCTTCGCTGGAGGCTCTGCCACTGGACGAGCTTCGAGTTATGGCGCGCAAGTTCACAACTTCACGCGCAAGTGCGCCGACGAGCCAGACGCTGTTAGGCACGCTATGGTGCGAGGCCACAGCATCACCCCAAGATTTGGAAAACGCGTTACGGATGTTCTCCGGTCGATGCTCCGGCCCGCACTGATCCCGGCGCCCGGCAAACAATTCGTTGCAGCCGACTGGTCAGCGGTCGAGGCCCGCGTCACCGCCTGGGCGTCAGCCGACCCGCAGGCCGAAGAGGTGCTGCAGGTCTTCCGCGAGGGCCGCGACATCTACAAGCGCGAAGCCGCCGGAATCTACCGGGTGGCCGAAGATGCGGTCGACAAAGAGCAGCGCCAGATTGGCAAGGTTGCGATCCTGTCATTAGGCTTCGGCGGCTCGATCGGGGCGTTCTCAGCGATGGGCCGCAACTACGGCGTCGTCATGGCCGAGTCCGATTCTCGCCGCATTGTAGACGCGTGGCGGCGCTCAAACGCATGGGCGGTGCGCTACTGGGGCAAGCTAGAAGACGCCTACACGCGCGCTCTACGCAATCCTGGGCGGGAGTTTACCGCCGGGCGCGTCACCTACCTGTACGACAAGCAACACCTCTGGTACGCGCTGCCCAGTGGGCGCATCCTGTGCTATCCGTTTGCTAAGTTTGATGGCGACGAGATTACATATGTGAAGGCCGCATGGAAACCTGCCGCAGACGCAACCGAATGGCCCAGAGCGCGCTTGTGGCGCGGTCTGGCTTGTGAGAATATAACGCAAGCAGTCGCCAACGATCTGCTACGGAATGCTTTACGCCAGCTCGATGACGTCGTGCTGCATGTGCATGATGAGATTGTGCTGGAGACGTCTGACCCTGATGCACCCAATACCCTAAAGCAAGTGATGTGTACGCCGCCCGCATGGGCTGCGGGTCTGCCTTTGTCCGCTGAAGTTGAAGTGATGGATAGATACGGAAAGGGTTGATTATGGAGCTTTGGACATCGATACCCGGTTACGCGGGGTTTTATGAGGTAAGCAATTTTGGTAATGTGCGGTCGCTTACGCGGTCAGTACCTTATGGCCGCCATAAAGGTATGGTCTACAAAGGCCGCGACATTAAGCAATTCATATCGGGCAAGTATTTAAGCGTGAAATTATCTAAAGCGGGCGTTACAAAAACAACGTACGTTCATGAGCTAGTTTTACTCGCGTTTGAGGGTTTGCGGCCTAAAATAGCCGACCGTAGTGAAATACGGCATTTAGATGGTGACAAACTGAATAACGCGCTGAGTAATTTGAAGTATGGAACCGTAAAAGAAAATGCTGCCGACAGGAAGCTTCATGCTGCCGGGCTAACAGCCGTCAAATAAAAAAGCCGCCTGGCAGGGCGGCTTTCCAACTACAAGGACTGCAATGGATTTCCTAGAATTTTATACTAATTTGGCACCACAGGGTGAGACTGCTTTAGTTGTCCGTCAGAAACCTAAACTCAAAAGCGGACAGATTCAGCTGCACCCCGATGGCGCGGTGATCTGTACATGGCCGGCGTATCTGCCCGACTACCCGACCAAGCCTGATTGGGCGATCTACGGCAACACGGCA